TCGCTCAGCGGCCAGTCGTGGTACGGGTCGACCACGCCGTCGGCGAAGTAGACCAGCCACCAGTAGCCCGAGTCCCCGTAGTAGTCGTAGGCGATCGTGTCCGGGCGCTCGTAGTCCCGGATCCTGTACGGGTAGAAGACGCCGAACTTGTCGACGATCCCCTTGACCAGGCCGGCCCGGAGGACTAGGTTCCTCAGCGACTGGCCGTCGCGGGTGACGATCGGGAAGTTGGAGAAGTAGTCGATCATCTCAGAAGTTACTCCACGTGATCTTGCCAGTCTTCTTGTGCTTCAAACCGAAGTAGAGATTATGCGAGTCATGCGCGGCGTCGAGGTGGCTCATCGGGACGTCGTGGATGGCCGCTATGTGGCGGAGGAGCTCGTAGTGCGTCCTCTGCTCGCCGCCCTTGCCCTCCCGATGCCCGTGGTAGTCCTTGCCGTAGTACTTGATGACGGGGTGATAGTCCCTGTCGCGCTCGCCCTCTCGAGGATCGACAGCTTCCAATAGCCTGAAGAGTTTGAAGCTGAGCATCACGTCACGCCTCCCCCGGGTATGGTGCCGCCAGGCCCGGTCGGGACCGTCGGCGGGAGCTGCCCGCCGGTGTTGGACGTCGGGAAGGCGCCGACCTCAGTGAAGGTCTCGCGGGTGGCCGACTCGACCTCGCGCAGGTGCAGGTGGAACTCGGTGATGACCGGCTCGTCGGTGCCCGCGAAGAAGGCGTTGGTGCCGTCGGAGGACCGGGGGGCCTCGAAGCCGACGAGGACCGCCTTGAAGATCGGGTAGAGGAACTGCCTGTTGCCGGCCATGAACTGGACGTAGACCTCGTCCGGGAAGTTGAGGAGGAAGGCGTCCTTCTTGGTGGGGTGCATCCTGTCCCTGAACAGGTCCTTGATCTGGGACAGGGTCCGGGACTCCTGCGCCGTGGTGGCGGAGAGCCTCCAGGACAGGGTGTGGTCCCTGGGGGAGACGCCCCGGAAGACGGAGGTTATGTGCGGGTTGACGATGTCGCTGCGTATCCTGTCGAGCAGGCTGGCCCCGTCGGACACGAAGCCCAGGGTCTTCCTGGCCATGGCCTGGGTGAGACCCACCGTGTTCTTGCCCAGGGAATCCCACATCTCCTGGGGCATGCTCCCGGTCTCGGCGTACTGCCGGAACAGCCCGGTGCCCACCTCGTCGATCCCTCCCAGGACCGAGAAGTCGACCTCGGCGTAGTGGATCTGGTAGTACTCCCGCAGGTTCATGGGGAGGGGCAGCACGACGTCGGCCTGGTCGACCCGCAGGCCGGCCAGCTTGGGGTTGGTGCGGTTGAAGGTCACGAACTTGATCATGGTGAAGTAGGGCAGGTCCTCGGACGGGTACTGCAGCGGCGCCATGCCCAGGACCCTGTCTCTGGAGTCCTGGATGTTCTCGGAGGGGAGGTCTGAGGAGAAGTCGGCCATCGTGGTCTATTTATGCCCGCTTTCCGGCCCGGACGGTAGGCATAAATATCGCGTGAACAGGATCAAGAATCAGCCAGGGCGGGGGAAGTTCAGGCCGCTGAACCCCGAGAAGTACCGGGGGGACCCGAAGGGGATCGTCTACCGGAGCTGGCTGGAGTTCCGCTATATGCGGAAGTTCGACGGCAGCAAGGACGTGAAGTGGTGGGCGAGCGAGGAGCTGGCCATACCCTACGTCAGCCCGGTCGACGGGAAGACCCACAGGTACTTCGTCGACTTCGTCTACTGCGTCGAGCAGAACGGTAAAGAGCGAGTGGTGATGCTGGAGATCAAGCCGAAGAGCCAGACGGGGAAGCCCAAGATCAGCGTCTCCAAGAACGGCCGTCAGAACCGAAAGAAGTTCATCAACGAGACCGTGACGTACGCAGTCAACAGCGCCAAGTGGTCGGCGGCGAGGCAGTTCTGCCAGAAGCACGGCTGGGAGTTCAAGGTGGCGACGGAGCAGGAGATGGGTGGATGGTGAAGACTTACGGTGAGTACCTGACAGAGGGAGACGAGAAGAAGCTCCGCATCAAGGGCCACAAACTCATCTCGTCGACGTCGGGTTCTCAGGGTACGTATTACCAAGGACGATGTGAGTGCGGTAAATGGAGCTATCGAGGATGGACAGATCGCAAGAGACCCATCCACAAAGCCCACCAGAATCACTTGAAGGACGTGTCACGAACATGAAGACTTACGGCGAATACCTGGCGGAGGAGGGCGAGATGGACGGGCTCCACCTCCTGCCGCACATGAAGCGCTCGGCCCACGATAACAAGATGCACGCCCTGGTCACCATGCACCCGGCGAAGTTCCTGACCCTGACGACCAAGGACCAGCATCACTACGACGAGATCAAGCAGGCGGCCCACAGCCTCCACAAGTACAACGAGCTGGCGGCCAGCAAGGAGATCCTCCACGCGCCGCACCTCAAGATCGGCCACGACGGCAAGGTCGTGGCGCACGAGGGCAGGCACAGGGCGGCGGCGCTCCTGAACGCCGGGCACAGCAAGATGCACGTCTACCTCAGGGCCCCCTACAAGGAGGGCAAGGCCGAGAGGGATCACGGGTACGACGACGTCCCGCACAAGATCACCGGCCAGGGGGGTCGAGGATTCATGACCAAGGACCACATGACCCTGCACCAGGACCACGTGGCCAAGCTGCACTGGAAGGACTGACGTGGCCGGCGGCGAGTTCCTCCTCATAGCCCGGAAGGGCATGAAGTCCGGGAAAGTCCCGGGCAGGCCGGACAGCCGCGACTGGTACCGGAAGCAGGCGCTGGCCGTGCAGCAGGTCAACGCCAACCGCCTGATGATGGACCCGAACCAGAAGGACAGGCAGGAGATACTGCCGGGCAAGATGTACTGCTTCTTCTACGACCCCAAGCACAAGGCGACGCTGCCGTACTACGACCGGTTCCCGCTCGTGTTCCCGCTCAAGATGGACGGCGACGGGATGCTGGGGATCAACCTGCACTACCTCCCCCACGACATGAGGGCCATGCTGATGGACGCCCTCTACCAGCTCGAGGACAAGAGGTACCGGAAGGACAAGAAGCTCCGACTCAGCTACGAGATACTGAACGGCGCCGCCCGGTTCCGCTACTTCAAGCCGTGCATCAAGAAGTACCTCTTCTCCCACCTGAGGAGCAGGTTCCTCGAGATCCCGTACGGCGACTGGGACGTGGCCCTGATGATGCCGCTCGAGAGGTTCGAGAAGCAGAAGAAGCAGACGGTCTGGAAAGAGTCCAGGCAGAAGGTGAGCAAGTGAGTTTCGACCTCTCCAGGTTCATGGCCGAGATCGGGCAGCTCGGGGCGCTCCAGTCACCCGCGTACTTCAGGTGCCGGGTGTTCGGGCCGGTGGCCCTCGCGCAGTCCGACGACGCCCCCAGCGTGGAGTTCCTCTGCCAGTCCAGCAACCTGCCGGGCGTGGGCTTCGCCGTGACCCCCATCAACGACCTGGGGTTCGGCACCCCCCGGGACGTCCCGCTGGCACCGGCCTTCTCGTCCGTCGACCTGAATCTCTACGTGGACGAGGACGGGGTGACGCACAGGTTCTTCAAGAACTGGGTGAACCGGGTCATCAAGTTCGACCACCAGCCGGGAGGCACCCTCCGGGACACGGGGAGGAGCAGCTTCCAGTGCTCGTACCCGAGCGACTACTGGTCCAGGGTGGTGATCACGACCTTCGGCAAGGACGGGCTGCCCACAGAGGAGGTCACCCTGCACGCGGCCTACCCCCGGTGGGTCGGGGACGTCCGGCTGTCCTGGGACGACTCTAACCAGTTCGCCACCATGTCGGTGCAGATGAGCTACTGGACCTGGACGAGCGAGAGCATCGCCGACACGCAGGACATTTGAGGGGGACTAAGATGAAGTACACCGTTCACAAAGGCAAGAGCTACGAAGCCACGATCCAGCTCAGCTTCTTCCAGCGCATCGCGTCCAACGCCGCGGTAGCGCAGAAGTTCCAGGAGGTCGGCTTCACCGGGGTCAAGGTCACGGGATCGGGCGCGACGCGCGTCGCGACGGGATCTTGGCCGCACGACGACAGGACGGCAGATATGCCTTCCCAGGTCGTCAGAGTCAGAGAGATATGAGACTAGGAGAGAGAAGATGACGCTTCCGACGCTTAAGTACCCGACCCACAGGGAGACGCTCCCGAGCGGGCTCCAGCTGGAGTTCCGCCCCTACACCATGAACGAGGAGAAGGTCCTCCTCACCGGCAAGGAGGGCGGGGCCGAGGACGCCCTGAGGGCGACCCTCGACGTGATGCGGGCAGTGGTCGTCACCAAGGACTTCGAGCCGCTCGACCTGCACCCCACGGACGTGGAGTTCCTGTTCCTGAGGATCAGGGCCAAGTCGGTCGACTCCAAGGTCAAGGTCCGCTCCCAGACGCCCGCCGGGGTCAAGACCCTCGACGTCGACCTGGACGACATCAAGGTCCTGACGCGGACGAGGGAGGAGCTGGCCCCGGCCTGCTTCGAGGTGGCCCCCGGCGTCACTGCCTGCTTCAGGCTCCCGACGATGCGGGGCATCATGGCGGACGCCTCCGACGCCTACGGGAGGCTGGCCTCGTGCCTGGCCTCCGTCACCGTGGGCGACGACGTCCAGACGTCCTCGGACTTCACCGCCGATGAGGCCAGGAAGTTCGTGCTCCAGTTCGACGTCAAGGCCATGGAGAAGCTGCAGGCGTTCATGCAGAACGCCCCCTCGCTCCAGCTCACCGGCTGGTACGAGCACGAGGGTCAGAAGAAGGCGCACCCCATCTCGGGCCTGTCCGATTTTTTAGCCTGAGCCTGGCCCACACCTCGCTGGAGTGGCACTACAGGCTCTCCTTGACCATGAAGAGGCACCACGACTGGTCCTTCCAGGAGCAGGGTGAGATGTGCCCGTACGAGTTCGAGGTGTACGCGTTGATACTCCAGCAGCAGCTGAAGGAAGAAGAGGAAGTTAGGCGTGCGAATCAGTGAGCTGTTCGGCCGGGGGCCGGACGACGATGAGCAGAAGAAGCAGGCCGAGGCCATAGCGGTCGCGATAGCGACTGAGATGAAGAAGGAGGCGAAGGCGATAGAGACCGACGTCGCCAAGCTCATCAAGAACGGCGCCGACCGCCAGGCTGCGACGCAGGTCGCCCTGTCCCAGCTCACGAAGGCCCTCGAGAAGACCGCCGAGAGGCTGGCCCCCAAGGCCGGCGAGGGCGAGGCCGTGCTCACGGCGGAGCAGATCGAGGAGGGGTTCAGCAACGTCTCCGACGCCATCGACGAGCAGAACGAGCTGTTCCGCCAGTCCATGAAGAACGACGAGTTCAGGATGCACTTCACCGAGGAGCTCTTCAAGGGTCTCGAGAAGGGCGTCACGAAGGCGATCGACAAGGAGATCCTCTCCAACGCGAACCTGTTCCAGAAGGGGCAGGAGATCGTCAAGGAGGAGCGCTCAGACAGGAAGCGCAGGGAGCAGGAGGGCAAGGTCAAGAGGAACGCCAAGGGCGAGAAGGACGGGCTGACCCAGTCCATCGAGAAGCTCATAGACTTCCTGACCCTGAAGGAGCTGAGACCCGGCGGGGCGATCGGCAAGGCGATCGAGAACGTCGGCCTGGGCCTGGGCGCAGTCGGTCTCGCCTCGATGCTCCCCGATCAGGTCAGGAAGACGATCGAGGAGTTCACCGGGGCGTTCAGCACGATCAGGACGCTCTTCCACTCCCGCCTGTCACCGATCTTCAAGCTCCTCGAGCGCTTCCCGATCGTCGGCGCGCTGGTCAAGAAGATACCGTACATCAACGCGTTCCTGTTCTTCTTCGAGAACTTCACCGACATCGCCAAGAAGTTCGCCGACGAGGGGTGGCAGGCCGGCGCCAAGCTGACGCTCACCAGGCTCTACGACTTCTTCGGGCAGCCGCTGACGGACATCGTCGGCCGGACCCTCGACAAGCTGGACACGGTCTTCAACGGGCAGGAGGACGGTAAGGACCGGCACAGGTGGTCGGACTTCGGCAAGCGCCTGGACGACTCGGTGAGGAAGTTCCTGGAGGCGGCCGTCAACCCCGACAACTGGACCGGCGGTCCCAACCAGGACCCGGGCATGAAGAACTTCGACCCGGGAAAGATCATACTCGACGCGATCACCAAGTGGGTGAAGGACCAGCTCGCCCTGGGCCACGACCCCAAGGAGCGTCAGGCGGCGCAGGCCGAGTTCGAGAAGGTGGTGGGCGGTCACCAGGAGAGGGCGCGCAAGGGGGCGCTCGGGATCTGGGACGAGTTCGCCCAGGGCTTCGACGACACCGCGAAGTGGTTCCACGAGAAGTTCCTGTCCCCGAGCTGGCTGGTGAGCGGCACGGGCGGCATGATCCGGCTCGCGGCCACGGGGGCGTGGGACGCGCTGGGTAAGTCGTTCGACGACCTGCAGAAGTGGTTCAGCGAGAACTGGAAGACCGACGAGCCGTCGGCGGCCGGGCAGGTGGGCGCCTACCTGATGGACAGGTTCTCGGACACGATCGGGTGGCTCGGTGACCAGTGGAAGAAGGGCCTCGACGCCGTGGGGTCGGTCTCCGAGTCGATCGCCAAGTTCATGCAGGACCTGGTGGGGAGCCTCACTTCCTGGCTGGCGGACCAGTTCAAGCCCGCGAAGTGGTTCTCGGGAGCCGACGACTACCACTCCGAGAACGCGTACCCGCCCAGGCCGACGAGGCCGGTGCCGTTCCAGAAGACCGGGTCGGTGGTGCCGGACCAGTCCGAGCTGGACAAGAGCAAGAAGATCGACAGGATCGTCCACGACATCATGACCGAGAGGCGTCGCCGTCACATCACCGCGCCGGTCGTCAACCGGGTGGACAACTCCAGGAAGAGCTCCACCGTGAACTACTCGGTCCAGGGGGTGGTGAGGGCCAACAAGAGCGACCCGCTCTCGACGAGCACGGGGCGCTAGATTCGACGATGGGGCATTCTAAGTCACTTATCTGCGGAAACCTGCAAGAAAGTCGACTAGATTCGACGAAAGGGCATTCTATTGACGACCAGGAACTTGCTGGAGGGAAACTTCAAGAGGTCGGTGGACCTGAGTAACTACACCTGGAAGAACAGGAGGAGGATGGCCTGGCTGGCCTTCTGGTCGATGGTGGTCTTCACCGCCCTGTGCTTCTTCTGGGTGCCGGAGTCCCGACTGTCCCACCTCGACACCATCATCACGTGGTACTACATGGCCGCAGCGTCCATCGTGGGGGCCTACATGGGCTTCAGCACCTACGCCTCAGTCAACGGCGGAGGGGGAGAGCCCTACGGCCAGAGCTACCAGGCGGCCCAGCCTGACCAGCCCGCGGACGACAAGGAGGGCTTCTTCGTCCCTCCCGACGAGCCGAAGGTGACCAAGAAGAAGGGCCTCAGGATGAGGGGTCTACCGCAGGAGTAGTTCAAGCCATCCCCTCCCTCTCTGCCAGCCACCTGGGCACCGTGATCCTGGCCCCCATGGACCCATGGACGACCTCGCCCAGGGACTTGCCCACCCACAGGGTCTTCGTCCTGCCCAGCACGCTCAGCTTCACCTTGTAGGCTTTCCTGGACTCGTCCACCAGCAGGCAGTCGAACGTCATCCTGTCCGTGTCCCTCATCATGCTCTCTTCTCCGTCTTCACCCTCGCCGTTCCGGGAGTATTTATCCCGCCCCCTACCGGGCCACCCGTCCCCTCCTCCTCTACTCTACCCTGCGGCGGGTTCGGGCTCGCACAGCTTCGCCCTCCGAAGAGGACGGAAGCTGCACGAACCGGTGACGTTACTGCGTCAGGATCCCGGGACCACATTCTGCATCGGAGCACCTACTAGTGAGGTGGAGCCAGGTTATGCTTTCTGCTCAATTTACTCTCCGTCTCGCCTCCGCCACCCTGGGCGGACACAACGGCAGGGAATGACGACCGGACGATGCAGACCATCCGATCTCCCCGTGGGTCGCAATCGTTCAGCGGAGCCCACTTCACTTGCCCACCCCCCGAATCGTTGCCTGAAGTTATCTCAACGGGTGAAGGTCGGCCATTAGCGCGGGTGCCCTCCCGCGATTTTCGCTTCCAGATTTACACGTCTTCTGCCACGATGATGGCGCGTGGTCTGGGCCCCGTAGGGGGGCTTGGCTATGTGAGGCTAGTTCGTACTACTTGCCGAATACGGCGATCAGGCCGGCGATGATGAAGATCAGCAGCGCCACGCCGAGGACGATCGCCCAGGAGATCCAGAGCGGGCTCAGCACCCACCACCAGCTCCAGCCGGCGATCTGGCCGTACCCGGTTACCTTGCAGATGGCGAATAAGAGGGTCAGCAGCCCGGCGATGCCGAGACCGCCGGTGTAGGTCGACCTGTTCTGGTCGCTCATGTCGTTCATTCCCATGCGTTCACGGGAGGGGACTATCCCCTCCCGCCTCGTTCACTTCACTTCTTGGACGCCGCCGCCCTGCGGAAGTAGTCCATCTCGTCGCCGTCCTCGTCCTTCCAGGGAGGGGACTCCGACTCGACCACGGTGGTCTTCGGCGCCGGGGCCTCCTTCTCGGGGGCACGGTCCTCCGACTTCTTGCCGAAGCGCTCGGCGGCGGTGTTGACCGGCGCTTCCTTCTTCGTCTCCGCGGCCTGCTCGCGATCGTCCTCGTCGAGGCCCAGGACCCTGTTCAGCCGCTTCTGCAGCTGGGCCGGGGTCTTGAAGTGCTTCGACTTGGGGTCGGTGAACTCGCTGAGGGGGTAGAGGTTGTTCCAGATCTCCTCGAGCACCTTGTCGTCGCCGCCCCTGTGCGGGCTCGGCTTCCTGAACTCCGACTTGTCGTAGTTCGGGAACTTGTTCTGGCCCTCGCCCTGGGTGGTGACCTTCAGGACGAAGTCGGCGCCCTCCCAGAAGTCGTAGGCGATGATGCGCGGCTCGTCTGGGAACTTCGGGTTCGCGGCGTCGTTGATCTTGTTGAAGATCTTCTTGCCGTACTTGAACAGGAAGCGCTTGCCGTTGAGCTCGGGCTTCTTCGGGTAGTCGATGATCTCGATGTTGCTGATGAAGTTGGTCCTGCGGGGGAACGCCTCCGCCAGCTTCTTGTCGGCCTCGGTGCCCGAGGCGTAGAGCTTCCGGCGCATCTTGTCCACCGGGTCGTCCTCGCTGCCGATCGTGGCCAGGGAGTTCTCGATGTACCATCCGCCCTTGTTCTTGAAGCCGTAGCTGAGGACCTTGGCGTAGGGGAATTCCTCCCCGTCGCGCGCCGGCAGGAACCTGATGACGGCGTAGTCGTTGCCGTCAGTGCCCCTCTCGGGCGCCCAGAAGCGGTCGTCGCTGTCGTACTTGTTGCCGGAGGCGGTCTTGTTGAGTTCGTCCCTCAGGCGGTCGAAGTTGGCCGCCGACTTGGACTTGAATGACGAGAAATTGCTTGAGCCCATCCGAGCTTCTCCTTTGCTGTGGTTAAGGCCAGGTGACGTCCGTCACTGCGGCCTGCATTACTATATATGCGAACGGCCCGGTCAGTCTGGGCGGGCCGGCGCAAAATCTTCGTTCATGAGATTTCGCGGCCACCGGCGCTTCCTCGGAGTCCCCCGCTTCGTCAGCCACAGGGGCCTGCCGTCCTTGGCCCTCCTGTCCCGACCGGTAGTCGAGTAGCAGCCGTCGTAGCAGTGCCAGGGACCGCCGCAGATCCTGTGCCATCGCTCGGTCATCAGCCCGCACGCCGCGCACCTTCGCCTCATGGCAGGAAGAACTCCCCGTCCTTGTAGCACATGTAGGTCCTGCCCACGGGCCAGAGCGTGGCGCCCTTGCCGTGGCAGGCGTTCGCCAGCCACCCCAGGCAGAACAGCCCGGCGGCGAAGAAGGCGATCACCAGCGCGATGCCGAGCGCCGCCTTGAGCTCCTTCATCGGACCCGCCAGACGACGGCCTGGGTGTAGGCTGACGG